CCGTGATTCCTAAAGACGGGTTCGCCTTGCGCCATAGCTTGCGGTCGAAATACTTTTCCGGGTCCGCCTGTTCGGGGGCCGCGTATATCTTCCCGAAAAACGTGGGGTCAACTCCCGGATCGGCCGCCACCCGCTCCGCGTAGGTCCACTGGTCCCACCAAATTGCATTCGGGGAGCGGTCGAAACCGGCCGTGGAAATTGAAATTAGGCAACTCTGCCGGCGGGCCGCGCCAGCGTAGCGCAAAGCGTCGAAAAGACGGCGGTCCCTTTGGGCGTGTAGCTCGTCGAAAAGGATCGCGCTTGCGTTGATACCCTCCGCCCGGAAATTGTCGCCGGATAGGACGGAGTACCGGGAAAAACTCTGCCGGTGAATGATCGTATTCCGGCTCTCGACTACCTCTAGGTTTTTCGAGAGGAACGGCGACGACTTCGCCAGCGCGAAACATTCCCGCGCAATGATTCCCGCCTGGAAACGATCGGCCGCCGCGGAATAGACCTCCGCCCCAGGCTCCCCGTCCGCGAAAAGGAAATAGAGCGCCAGCGCCGAAAGTAGCGTCGACTTTCCCTGTTTTTTCGGGGTAAAAATGGCCGCGGTTCGGTAGCGGCGCCGCCCCTCCGCGTCGACCCAGCCGAACAGCGGTTCCAGAATGTCGCGTTTCTGCCATTCCATCAATTGAAACGGCTGGCCCGCCCATTGCCCCTTTGAGTGGATGCAGAATGTTTCGATGAAACGGATGACCCGATCGGCCTTCCGCTGATCGAAGACGAAACCCGGAACGTACTCCGGCCGATCGTATCCAGCCGGCCGGGCCTTCCTTGGCCGCTTGCCGGGGGGAGATTCCTTGACTGTGCGGCCGCGCGGCATCATGCCTCCCGTAGAAATGCCTCCATCGGGTCGACCGTTTGCTCTTGGATCGTCACCGACGATTTTGCAGACGGGACCAGGCCGAACGACTGTTCAATCCGCAACAGGTCTGCCGAGTATCCGCGGCAAAGGATGGTTTCCGGCCGCGCTTTGTAGAGCCCCGAAACGGTTTCATAGACCTGGCCGTTTTTCTCTATGTAGTTTTGCGTTTCGAGCCATAGCGCGTAGGTCCGACAGTACCGCGCCCATGTCGTCGCCGCGTCTTCCGACCAGACCCGCATGGTCGAGAGCATTGGGACGGACGCCAGCCATTTTTCCAGCGCGACGCCGACCAGGTCCGCCGGCGGTTCCTTGGAATCGCCCGGCGCCGGTGGCATCCGCGACGCCATTTTCCCAAGGCCCTCTTTGCCGGGATTGCCTTTGAGTATCTTCAGTGAGATCGGTGTCTTTTGGGGGCCGCGGCGTCCCATTTGATTACCCGTTAACGTTGATAACCTACGGAAATTCGCGTCAGTCCTGAGGCGAGGTTTCGGAGGGGCCAGGGTTTTGAGGCTGGACGCCCCCCCGCCATTTTGGCAGCGTTCGGCGCGTGTTCGGTGTTACAAACTTCAGCCTATGGCGAATGCCTTGCGCCGTCCAGCTACTTTCGCCGTTGTTGCTCATCGCGAATCTTGCGACCGTGGCAGACGTTACACCGGACGGCGAGATTCTCCGGCGCATCGGTCCCGCCATCCTTGAGCGCCAGAATATGGTCCACCTGCGCCGCGATCCCCGTGACGACGCGGCGACAATCGGCGCAGGTATACGCGTCTCGCACCAAGATCGTCTTCCGCAGCGACTTCCATTGCGGGGTGAGATAGTGCGCATTGTGCCCGAGGGGCCGCGCCCGTTGTCGCAGCCGAGGGGGCCGGAAAGATTGGGGCCGCGTTGGCATTACGCCTTATCCCATTTTTGCGGCGCGTCGCTTGTCGGCTGACCCATCGCAGCACGTTCCGCATCGCAGGCCGACCGGACCGCGTCGAGCGCGGCATCTTGCTCCGCCGCCAACTTCGCCTCCGCGGCCTTGCGGGCCTCCGCTTCCTTTGCCATTGCGGCATCCATTTCGTCGTCTGTCATGTCTTCCCCTATAGAGCGGATAGAGCAACCTTTTTCCACGCCGTACCCGTGCGCAGATACAGAAAGTTTTCATCCCAACGCATACTGCCATTGGCTCCGGCGGCGGCGGTGCCTGCGGGGGTAAACGCAACGTCCCCAATCACAGCCGACGACGGAATCGACGCCGCCGCGAAACTGTGGGCCGTGCCGGCGCTCGTGATATTGCCCGTTACCTCGAAAGCCCCGCGAATGATTGCTCCGCCGCCGACTTCAAGCTGACGCGTAATATTTTGCCAATTCATGCCGACGCCAACCGTCGTAATTGTCATAAGCTGTTTAGTGAAGGCCGAACCGTCGCCGGGAACTCCGCGGCCCGCACTAAAGACTAAACGAGAATTGATATAGTCTTTATTTGCGGCGGTTGGCCCTTCGCTCGCTATACAATAAATGTATCCGCAGGCAATCGACGCGCCCGTTGCGCCTATGGTATGCCAAGCCATGCCGCCCATTGTGGTATCGACATTGCCGATCGGCAGTGGAGCCGCAGTCGTTCCAAGTGTCCTGATATAGCGGACGGACGGATGACCCGTTACCGTGTTGGAATTGCGCTGTATCGTCATGTTCGCGTTTGTATTGTCCCCGATTAACTTGATAGTCCCTTCCGGGGTGGCGGGGCCAACGGCCGGCGCAACGATCAACTGCCCCGTCATCGTGTCGCCGGGCACATTCACATAGCGCGTGTCAAGGTCCGCCTGTGCTACCAGGATTTTCCCGTCGGTCCCAATCTTCGCGACGTTGACCGCGTCCGCGGAAACGACCGTCGGGCCTTCCGGGCCGGTGGCGCCTTGGGGGCCGCGGCATGATTCCCAATCCGCCCCCGTCCATACATAGATTTCCGTCGCCATTGCTTCGCCTTTTGTGTTGAAGACGGGCGCCCCCGGCGCGTCGTGCGCCGGGGGCCGCCCGCGAATTGACCGAGGGTTGACCGTTAGCCGCGAACGATCCACATCGCACCGGGAGCAATCGGCGTGGGCTGCGCCAACTGGACGTACACTTCGCTATTGCGCCCGTCCGCGCCCGCTGGGCCGGCGTCGCCCTTCGCGCCCGCGGGGCCGGCTTCGCCCTGGACGCCTTGAATACCCTGGTCGCCCTTAACGCCAGCGGGGCCAGCCTCACCGGCGATACCTTGCGGTCCCTGGATCGAGCCGCCCGAAACCCACTTCGCCCCGGCGGCGTCGTAGACCCAAAACGAATCGTCCGCCTGGACAATGTAGGAATCGCCCTGAGCCGCGCCGGCCGGCAGATCGGCTTCCGTCGGAACTTCGCCCTTGAAGTTGATGCCGAGACCGGCCGGGCCTTGGATACCCTGTTGGCCCGTAGGACCGGCTGGACCCTCCGGACCCGCTTCGCCTTGAATACCCTGGACGCCGGCGGGACCGGCTTCGCCAGCCGGACCGGCGGGGCCGACTTCGCCAGCCGGACCCGCTCCGCCGGCCGGACCCTGGTCGCCCTGTGGTCCGCGGATCGAAACCCACGCTACCCCGTCAAATACAAGAACGTCTTGAGTGTCTGCCACTGGTCATTTCCTTTTCTTGAGAACCCGGTATTTCCCAGGCTTGTACGTCAAACCTCCGGAAAGCGTTGGATATGCGGGGCGCTTGCCGCACGGGGTCGCCGCCACAGGGGGCAGCGGCGCGTATTTCAGACGGTTCACGCAAGCGGTCTTCGTCACCGCGCGCGTGGAAGTGTAGAGCCACATATCGCCCTTCGCCGGCGTCGCGGGAATCGACGCCTGTGGTCCGTAGACCTCGACGCTATGCCCGGCGGGGCCAGGCGGACCGGCCGGACCCGAGGCGCCGCCGCCTCCGCCGCCCGATGCTATCGGCCGCCATTGCGTTCCGTCCCAATAGTAAAGAGCGTCCGCCATGCGTCAGGACCTTGGTTGAATGTAGAACTCTATTTTCCGGCGGTCGCGGCCCGGAACGTTCGACAAATCTTCAAGCGTACAATCCAGCTTTGAATAGCCGCTTGCCGTGAATGTTTTCGAAAAGGTGCGCGAAACATACCCGTTTCGCGGTATCTGGACGCATTGAAACATGAAAGCCTCGTCGGGATCGGTAGGCGCACCGATACGCGCAGTGAAATCGACGACATAGCCCGGCTTGTAAACTACGTCGCACGCGTAAAGGTACGGAGGCTCCGCGGCCGCGGCTTCCTCCCAGACCAGTTTCCACGCGCCGCCCGTTAGGACATACATTTTCTTAGGCGCGACCCATGCGCCGCCGACCATGACCCCTTTCGGGGTCGCGGGCTTCCATGCTCCGGCGTTGAGAACTTGAACGGTCATCAGTATTCCACCCATAGGGTTCCCGCGCTCAGGCCCGTAACCGCGGGGGCTGCGCCGCCGGCTGCCTGCGCGATTACCCGCCCGTCTACATAGTCTTTTCTGGTCAAGTGGCTGGCGGCCGTGGGGGCCGCGGTGGTCGACTCGACGTTTGCCGTGATCGACACGACGCCGGATACATTCGTGACCGTCGGGCCTGCACTGCCAAACCGAATGGCCGCGCCGGTTGCCCGGACCTCTAGCAACACGACCGCCGCGACACTGGTCGTCGTCATCAACAACAGGTTGGCGTTATTGTTGCGGAATGCGACGCCACCGCTGGAGCCGAAAATGTTGTAGCTCGTCGCCCAGGTCATCGTATTGACAGCCGTCGGGGCGACGATGGTCCCCGTCATCGTGCCGCCGGTCGTCTTTAGGAATTGCGTCGCGCCGGTGATCGCGCTGGATACTGCGCCATCGACGTATTTTTTGTTCGCCAGGTCTTTATCATCGGCGGGGGTAAAGGGGGTCTGTGGGTTCGCTCCGAGGAACTGCACTTGCGCCGTATCGGGGGCGGCTATGAACGCTTGCCGGCCGCCCGGCATATACAAACGGTAATACGCGCCGTCGTAGTACGTATAAACGTCGGTTCCATTAAATCCGGCGGGGCCGGCGTTTGGCGCGTACCGTAGGGGGCCGTTCATTACGTCGCCGGCTTTGTTGACGTAGTTCCCCGCGAGGCTCGCCGCACACACGCCGTTTGCGTCGATCGATAGCCCGGCGCCGATTTTGATACCGCCCAGTACGGTCGCGCTCGCCTTCGGCAAGACGTAATCCGTACCCGCCGCGGCGCTGATCGTGCCATCGGCCGTAACCGTGATTCCGGCGCCGATTTTGACGCCGCCGAGGACTGTATCCGTAGCGATTGCCGTGGGGCCGGCCGGGCCGGTTTCGCCCTGGACGCCCGCCGGACCTTCCGGGCCGACCTCGCCGGGAATGCCGGGTTCGCCGCGCTCGCCTTGAATGCCGGCCGGACCAGCGGGGCCAGCCTCGCCGGGGATTCCTTGCGGACCCTGCGAACCGACCGCGCCCGGCTCGCCGGCCGGACCCTGGACGCCTTGCGGACCCGCGACGCCTTGCGGACCTTGAACCGGGCCGGCATCGACCCAATCGTATGCGTCTTCATCCCATACGAACCCGTGAGCCGGGGCAGGCTCCGCGACGGTCCATAGGTCGCCCTGCGCCGCCGTGTCCGGCAGATCGTCTACCGTCGCGACGTTGCCGCGGTAGGTGATCCCGAGCCCCGGCGCGCCTTGAATGCCGGGTATCCCCTGGATTCCTTGCGGACCCTCCGGGCCGACTGCGCCGGGCTCGCCTTGCGGTCCGACCGGGCCAGGCTCTCCGTCGCTTCCGTCGATGCCGTCCTTTCCGGGTTCGCCAGCCGGGCCGGGGGCGCCGTCAACGCCGGGGGCACCGTCGCTTCCGGGTTCGCCCTGGATACCTTGCGGACCGGGTTCGCCTTGCGGTCCTTCCGGGCCGACCTCGCCCGGAATGCCCTGGACGCCGTCGACGCCAGCCGGGCCGGGGGCACCGTCGACCCCCGGAATCCCTTGCGGAATCTTGAACGACAACAGCGCCTTATTGGCGTTGCCGAGATTGACGACCTCAGCCGGATAGCCGGGGTCGATTGTGACCGTTTCCGCCACTTCGATCGTCGCCGCCGTGCCGGGAGGGCCGGGCGGGCCGGCCGGCATTTCGACCTCCGGCGCGTTCGTGCGAATCCACAAATCGCCAACGTCACCGGGGGGCGGCGCCGTCTCCGAAACGATATGGGCGCCGCCGTCTTCACCGGGCGGCCCTTGAATCGGTCCCGTGTTGACCCAGTTTTCTCCGTCCCAACTGGCGCCGTCGCCAGGCTCGAAACCCTCCGGCGTTCCCGGCGGGATCGGGTCCGGGATAACCCAAAGATCACCGTCTTCCGGCGCGTCCGCCGGGGGCCACGCCTCCGCCACGCCTTTGACCTGGATACCGGAGCCGGGTTCGCCCGGAGGACCAGGCGGACCGCCCCAAACGACGATTTCGACGGCGCCGGGCGTTACCTCTACGGTCGATTTTTGGCGGGAACTCATCGGCGGGAAATCTCCATAGGTCCATCGACCCGAGTACGTTCAACGTCGCCCGGCGCGGTCGTCCGCAGCCGCCAGAAATACGTCCCCGGCGTGACGGACCCCGTCTGGTCTTCAGTCAACGACAGAAAAACGACGCCTTGCGCGGCGCGGCCGGCGTCGATCGCGATTTCCAAGAGCGGTTCCGAGTCGTACCGAACCGAGACATACGCCCGGAACGCGTAGCCCTCCATCGGGATCGGAACGCGGTTCCCGGTTCCGTCATCCTGCCGAAACAGGAACGCCCGCCACCATTCATTCCCAGCGGGAACCCGTAGCGTGAGCCGCGGCGGCGCGTCGTCGTCGGTAGCGCAGCGGGCAGGGTAGTTGGTCACGGGCGCCCCGCTTTGTTATTTGTTGAACCATTCCGCGACCCGGTTCCGCCACGCGTAGGGATTCGGGGACGGCGCCGGCTTCCGCTCGACGCGCTTTTCCGTCTCCGGCTGTTCGTCGCGCTTTGGTTTCCGCCGCTTCGCCATGGGGGCGAAACTAAACCGGGACGCGTCCCCCTTGAATCTTCAGCGGTTCCGAATGGCCGCCGAAAGATCGGCGCGCCGTACCAGGCGGTGAGTCGCCGGAGGGACACGCCCGCCGGAAATCCGCTTGAGCCGTTCCGATTCCGTCCACCCGGCGCGTATCTCCGCGGCGCGCTGCGCAATCAACTCCGGCGGGAAATCTGCCTCCGTCGGTTCGGGAACCCGAGGAACGCCCGCCCGGCATCCACGCGCCCGAATCGGTAGGTCCGCGAGTTGATCCAATCGCCGCGCGATGAACGCGTCGCGGGTTATGTCGAGCGCCGCGCAGATCACAGAAACCGCGTCGCCCTCCGCCCACATTTCGCGGATCGTCGCCAATTCGGGTTCCGTCAACCGCCTGCAGCGGGAGCGCTGGAGCATCACAAACCCTCCCCGTGGTCTTCCGGTTCAAACTCCGAAACCGAAACTTCAACGAACGCCGTCTTCCCGTAGCGTCGCCGGACGTAGCCCAGGTCCGCCTGGTCGTCGTCGTAGAACGCGACGCCCTGCAAACCGTCGAGGATTCCCTTTGCGAGGTTGTCGGAATCGCCGCAGCGGTGGCCGGGGTAGAGCGGAGCCCCGGCGCGGAGGCTTCCGTCCGCTTTCCTGTGCGATGGGGGGCGGGCGAAAACCGCGAGGATGGAAACTTCGACGGGGCCGGTCGACAGCTGGACGCCCGCGGCAAGCGCCGCCAGGCGGACCGCCTCCCGAAATGCGTGAATCGGGTGCGCCGCGGGAACATACGCCCGCGCGTGTCCGCCGAACGTGGAGACACGCGGCCGCGGCTGGGGGATTGGATCGCCGTAGACCCGAAAAGATACCGGGGTCATCCATGACCCTCCCGAGGTGTTTTAGTTCCGGCCGTGCCAGACCTTCGCCCGTTCCTCGTCGCGAACGGCCTTCCGGAACCGCGTCATGTCCGCCGCGGAATGATTCCGGAACCAGGCTGCGCCGGAGAGGAACCCAACGAAAAACGTCCCGACGCAAACGACCACGCCCGAGACGATGAAAACGAACGCGGCCACCGTACCCATACCGTCGCCCTCCGATGAGCCGGGAATGTATCCGGCGAAGTGAAAACCATCCAGCACTTTCGGAAAACCGAACTACGGGCGACCGTCCTTCCCGACCCAGCCGTCCCGGATGGGGTCAAAATCCTCCCTTTCGAGCGATTCGTCGTCGGTCTCTCCGGCCTCCGCATTTGCGCCAGGACGCCCGTTTGTTTCGGTTGTGCTCTTCGAACTTTCCGCCGCGAGGCGGGAGGCGCAATCCTGGAGCCTCTGACGATGAATCCGGAGCGACTCCGTCCGGTTTTGATCGTATTCATGCTGCGAAAGCATTTGGTTAAAAAACCGTCCGGCCAGGTCTTCCGGGCATCCGTCCGGCGGCGCCCGCCAAGTCTTTCGCGTCCGGGCTTCGCGGCGATCGACTGAAAGTTTCTCGTCGAGCGTCATCGGGCCGGCCGGGGCCGGTTTCCCGTAACGCGGCGCCGCCTTCGCGTTGTCGAACTCGCCGGCAAGAATCCGATCGACCCAGCCCGGTTCGAGAAATTTCGTAACGGCCAGGGGAGTTTGGAAAAACTCGCATCGTGGCAAACGCTCGACGGCTTGCCGAGCCAGTTCGAGCCAGCCAGGGGAGGCCGCGGCGTCCACCCAGCCGCCAGGCGGGGACAACGGAACCCACGGCGCCGCCCGCTTCGTCGCGTTCCAGGTCGCCGCGAACGCTTCCCATTCGACGGCCGCCCATCCGGGCTTTCGGAATTCGTCTCCCGCGCCCGCGGTGTTTGTGAATTCTTCCGGGCAGAGGGAAGGGGAAGGGGAAGGGGAAGGGGAAGGGGGGCATCGTTTTGCCATGCCGTTTGCCATCGGCTTTGCCATGCCGTCTGCCATCGGTTTGCCATCCGGTTTGCCATCCGAACCCCATTTCGCCCGTGCGCCAGCCTTTCCGGCCGCCGACTTCGTTTCCCGGTAGACACGCTCCCGCTCTAGCCGCGGGTTCCGTCGCTTGCCGTCTTCGCATATCGGGAACTTTTCCCCGAACTCCGGCCAATCGCGGACGACGCCGGGAGAAATGCCGTCGACCCGCGAAGGGTCGCCCGGTAGCCCTCCCTGTTCCCATTGAACCGAAAGGAGCGTTATGTAATGACCCTTTGCCGCGGCCGGCCATCCGATAGTGGACGCCAAGAAATCGCGCGGAAAAAAATCGAATTGTGGCGTCGCCATTACTTGCCCTCCCTGGTCGTCGATGAAACCGGAACGTCCGTCCCGTCCGGCATGATTCGCCGCATTTCGTGGCCCGTGCCTTCAATCTTCCGCAGGACTAACGCAATCAGCTTCGACGCCTGGAGCATCGACAGCCGGTTTGCCGTCATCGTGTCCAAAAGACGTATCCGCAGTGCTTCCAACTGGTCCGGCTCCGTCGTGTCCGCAATCAACGCCGTGAACTCCGTCACCAGGCGGGCCGCTTTCGCCTCGTCTAGTTCCGCTTCGATCCGCAGGCCGGCCGGCGGCGGAGGGATAACGTAGCGGTCCACCGGAAACCGGGGGCGCAACCCGGCTTCCTTCATCCATTCCGGGCGATCGTCGAATTTCATCCTTCACCCCCTTCCTTCGCTTCCATTCCTTCCATGAGCCGGACACGCGCCCGGCAGATCGCCGCATGGATCGCCCGCCGCAAATCCCCGACGAGGATTTCGAATTCCGCCTGGTCCGCCTTCGACTGCCGACATTCGAAACTCAGAACTTCCGCCAGGTCATTGACCAACTTTGTCAAATGCTCGCGCATTGCTTGCCCTCCGGTGCCAAGAAATCCGCCAGCGACGCCGCCGGCTCCAGGTACGTTTGCGGGACCATGTAGGCCGCCCGCTTGTATTCAGTGCGCCAATAGGTGAGGCGCTTGCATTCGGCGGCCGGAAGCCAACCGACAATCCGGACGCCCTCGCGGAAAACGTCCCCGACGAACGCCAGGACGAACGCGGCATCGTCCGGGTCCGACGGGTAGACCTGGAGCGCCGCGCCAGGTTCGTCGATCGTCCGGACCTCGACGCCGCGAACGTCCGCTCCGCCGCGGCCGGAGAACCCGAACGGGAAAAGGCCCAGCCATTTCGCGACCGCGAACTCCCCGAGGCATCCGACGAAATCAGCGCCGAGCCCGCGGGCGCCGGCGGTTTCGTAACGCTCCGCCCGGCCATCCCGGAGCCATTCCAGGCGCCTTTCGAGCGCGTTGCCGGCCGCTTGACGTATGTCACGTTCAGAGAGAGGAACTAGCATCCGCTACCCCCTCCGGAACGTGGACGTAGACGGCGACACGAAACCGGCCGCCATCGACGACGGACCGCTCCAGCGCAAGCCGGTACAAATGCGCCCGCGTCATATGCCCCAGGTCTAAAACCGGGGCCGGCTGGCATTCCTTACCGCGAAACGCGTACTCCAGGCCGTCGTAGGGACCGCCGATGTAACAGACGTAGACCGTAGGCTTTCGAGCCATAACCAGGCATCCTTTCCGGGTGTTGAAGAAATCCCCGCGCGACCAGGATTGCGCCATCCTGGAGCCGGCTGGAGTGTCCGGCCGCGGCCCGGCATCGGGGCCGCCCGCGCGGGGGCGCGTGAATCAAAAAGGAATGTCTTCCGCTCCGCCGGTGGGTTCAGTATTCCGAACTTCGGGCCGCGCCGCGGTCCGCGTTTCGACCTTCGGCGGGGGCGCTTCGAACCAACGCCCGACCGTGGCGATTTCCCGGCCAGACTTCGTCATCTTGTGCCGGACCTCGACGCCGACCCGACGACCGACCAGCGCACCCGCGTGAACGTCCCCTACGGGCGGGACGCCACACGCCCGGCAGATAACCGCCAGCCGGGCTTCCGACTCCAGGCCCGTCGAGTCTTCGAACGTGACCGGCTGGCCCCCGGCGATAACCTCCAGGGTTAGAGCCAGGCAATCCCGCTCACGGTCCCACGGGGCCGGCTTTTCGGCCGCCTCGACGACCAGGGCGACATATTCCCCGGCCGGGGGCAACTCCCCGGCCGTATCAACATTTCCAGCAAAACGCATAGCTTTCCCTCCAGGTTGGAAACCAAAAATCCGACCGCCGGAACGCCCGGCGGGTATCAACGCGCGACCTCTTGCGATTCGGTGTTGTCCAGAAACACGCCGCCAACCGACTCCGCGCGGGCCAGCACCAGGCCGACTAGCTCGCGATGAATCGCCGCGGTGAACGTCCCATCCGCCAACCGTTCATCCAGCCGCCGCCGGAGGCCGTCGCAATCGTCGTGCGTCGCCGCGCGAGCAATCGCGATACGGGCCGAATCCGCCGCGCCCCGCTTGGGGTCCGGCACCCGGGCCGGCCGCGGGCGGTACTCAATGGGGCCGGCATCGTGGCCCATTTCCTCCGCCGGCGTCGTCTCTAACCCCGCGTCCATCAAAACGACGACGAACGCGAACGCGGACCGGCAGGCCCGAGAGATTGCCCGCGTCTGCGCCATCGCTCGCCGGGCGAATTCGTTCCGCCCGCTCCAGGTCTTTTCGTCGTCCCCGACGAACCCCTCCGCCGTCGCCAGGATCGCCCCGTCGGAAACACGGCGGACCTGGCCGACCGCAGCAATGCCGCCATCGACCCGCCGAACGTCAACCGCCGACGCAACCGCGCCGAACGCGTTCGCGATAGCCTGCCAACCCTCGACGCGAACGTACTTCCGGCCTTGAATCGTCTGCGCCGTCTTCGTGACAATCTCCCGGCAGACGCCCGCGGCATCCGTAGCCGCCCGATGCGCCACCAGCGCGGACCGTTCCGGCCCAGCCGGCGCGACCGCGTAGGAATCATTCGAACCATCTACCGTAGCCATTTCAAAACCTCCAGAGTTATGGGAACCGAACTTTAGAAAACAACCTTGCCTTGCCTTGCCTTGCCTTGCCTTGCCTTGCCTTGCCTCGCCTTGCCCCGCCGTGCCTCGCCCCGCCTCGCCTCGCCCCGCCATGCCCCGCAACCAACCATCCCGCCGCCGGATTGCGAACACCGGTTACGCTTCGGCGGTTTCCTTGCCTTGCCTCGCCTTGCCTCGCCGTGCCTCGCCCCGCCGAGCCTCGCCCTGCCCTGCCGAGCCACGCCCAGCCGCGCCTCGCCGTGCCGAGCCGTGCTATTGAACCTGGAATGTTTCGACTTCATACCTTCCGAAATACGGACGAAACGTGCCAACGCCGAGCATCCCGCCCATCGTCAACGCCTGCCGGAGATTCTCCAGAGAACAATACTTGTTCTCTATGTAGTCCATCGTGAAAGCAAGATTCCACGGCGTCGCCAAAACGGGCCGGTGCTTCGCGTTCGGGACTCCCTTCGCCAGACGCGCAACGGTCCGGTGTTCGAAGACCTGAGCGTTGAACCCGTTGAAGACGACCGGCCCGTTATCGTCGCAAATAAGAATGTCGAACGGCGTGATCGTGACGTAACTAGCCATCCCCAGGCCGATCGTCTTTCCGTTCTTCCCGAAAAACTGACGGCATACGCTTTTCGTGTTCTCCGCGCACAGCATCGAAAAGAGGTTGACGGCGGGAAGCGTCAAACGCCGTTCCGCGTCCAGGTACATTTTCTCCGCCACGGGGAGGCTTGTGCTGTTGTCCCCCGAATAGCGGTCGAACATCAAAGGCCGAACTCCGATGAGTCGGCACAGAATCGAAATCGCCTTGGTCGATACGGTAGCCATGTAATCGCGCCGCTTCCGCGGCCTCCAGTGATGAAACGTCGAACCATTCGCCATGAACATGGCGATACGAAAAAAACCGATGCAAAACCGCCTCTAGTTGCTCCGCGTCTTCGCAGGGAACCCGAGCGAAAACGTGGAGCGTTCGCGGGTTCCCTATCTGTAGTTCCCCCTTCCTTTTCGACGGCGACCATGAACGGCCGATTTTCACCGGACCCGATTCGCGTTCGCCTATGACGTAAACGAAATTCATAAAACCTTGCCTTGCCTTGCCATGCCCGGCCTTGCCTCGCCATGCCATGCCACGCCACGCCGAGCCCCGCCGAGCCCCGCCGAGCCATGCCGAGCCCCGCCTCGCCCGGCCGCGCCGAGCCCGGCCGTGCCACGCCGAATATCAAATGCCCCCGGCTCGATCGGCGCCGGCATTCGCGCGAACGCGTTCGGCGTCGATCGACTCCAACCAGGGCCGGACCCGTTGCAACTCCAGGGCCGCCCGCATCTCCGCGGCAACGTCGCCGCGATACAAACCCTTCCCCAGCGAAACGCGGGAATCCCGCGCCGCCAACTGCGCCCGGAGAACCCGGTACAGTCGCGCCAACTCAAAAGACTCCCGGCCCTGCGCCTTCGTTGGCGCTCTATCAACAGGCATGATGGCCCCCTTAAAAGTTGAGAATGTTTCGGGCCGCGACCTCGACGACCTCGCCGGATTCGCTCGAACGGACCAGGAACGAAACGCCGTCCGGCGCTACTTGCTCGACAACCCCGCGGCATTGCCCGCCGTCGACCGTGAACCAGACCAATCGCCCGACGACCGGCGCGGCGGCATTCGTCGCGAAGAACCGCGGCGGGGGCTGGAGCGCGTCCAGGGCAATTTCCAGCGTTTCGGACGCCGACCGCTGGACGCGAACTGCCAGACCGTCCGCCGTGTCGATGAATCCCAAGACGCGGCCACTAGAAATGCCGCGGCCGTAGGGAAACCAGACGACCGAGCCCATCGGCGGGAACGGCCGCCCGTAGGCTTCCGCCATGCCCTCCGCAGCCGCCAAATACTCCGATCCGTGAGCATCCATGACCGCTTCCTCCGTGAAGTGTGGAAAACCGACCTTCGAACCATCGCAAAAGCCGGTTTCCCGGCAAGTGCCCAGCGTTCAGCATCTACCAAACGCGGGAAGGTCGGCGGACCGAACTTCGATGCCGGAATATACGCCGAGGGCTTCGAAAAGTTCAAGCAAAAAATCCGGGGAGGAATCCGGAATTTTTTTCAGCCGGCCCGGCGGGGCCGGGGAGCCGATTTCCGACCGGCTTTCGGCTTGTCGCGATTGCAACCGGCGCGGCTCGAAAGTGTCTTCCGGAATTCCATCGCGGTCCGTTGGGTGAGAACCCAGCCGCCGCCGATCGTCTTGATTGCTTCGACGCGGCCCGCCTTAATTTGTCGGCGGAGGTAGTTCGCGGAACAGCCGGCGACCGTGGCGGCGCGTTCGGCAGTCATCAGCGGCGAATCGGTCAGAATCATTTCCATGCCCCTAGTATCGTTCGGGAATCCGAACTAGTCCAATCGAATAGAGCCCCCGAAAACGGCGGGGGCTATGAATCGGTCCAGGAATCCAGGTTTCCCGCGAATCCTGCCCCGTTTTGGGAACAGGATTCGCGGATTACCAATGGCGGGGACAGGAGTAGTCGCGCGCGACCAAAAAATTCAACGCGACCCGATCGACCGGCGCATTGCGGACGGCCGTTCCCCGCCGCATAACCAAACTACCCCCCCCGAGCGCAGCCCCCCAACCTAGCGACGACAAAAACTTTCCTAGCGCATGGAAGCGCGCCACAATAGGTGCATCCATGACGCTCCGCGACTTCCTCCATTCGATATACGTTCCGCTCCGACTCCGCGGCCGTAGCCATAACTCCGTCCGATTGCTCGAACACGCGATCCGCCAATACGGCAAATTCCTCCGGCGCGACGCCGTCTTAGCGGATTTCGACGATTTGACCGTTTCGCAGTTCCTTTCCCATCGCGGCGCGAAACTCTCGCCGTACTCCGTCGAACGGGAGCGGTCCGGCTTGCTCGCGCTATGGCGGCTGGCCGCCGACCGCCGCCTCGTCGATAACCGGCCATGCGTCCAGGCGGAACTACTTCCCGAGCGAACCCCGCGAGCGTTCACCGTCGCGGAGCTCGAAAGGCTTTACGCCGCCGCCGAAACGACGCCGGGCTATATCGGGCCGGTCAAGGCCGCCGCGTGGTGGCCCGCCGTAATGATGGTCGCCTACGAAACGGGCGAGCGCATCGACGCCGTAACCCATGTTCCGAAAGTGTGCTATACGGCGCCGTTCCTACGGGTTCCCGCCGGCATCCGTAAAGGGAAACGCCAAGAGCGCCTATTCGAACTGACGGCCGCGACTTGCCAACTGGTCGACATAGCCGCCCGCCACGACGAACCAACCCTATTCCTATGGCCGATGGACCCGTCGGGACTCTACAACCACTTCAAGAAAATAACTGCCAGGGCGGGGCTGGGGACGGGCCGGGAGGTAATGTTCCACTGTCTGCGCCGGACGACCGCGAGCCATCTTGCCGCCGCCGGAGGGGACGCGACCGCCTACCTTGGGCACAGTTCCGACAAGATCACGCGGAAAAGCTACCTAGACCCGCGCATTGTCAACGCCGCGGGGGTCAAGCCGATTGACGCTCTACCAAAGATTCGACCGCCGGAGGGGCCGCGCATTCATCGGATTGCGTGACCCGCCACGCCGTCCGACCGATCCGCCGGCCGCGGAGGTGCTTGCCCGTAAAGTGATAGATATACCCGCGCATCCGCCCCGTGTTGTGGTCCGGCCGGATGCCTTGCGCCGCCGCGACCGTATTCCATTCCGGCGGGAGCCAGGTTGCCGGTGCCGCTCCCGAGTGGAGCAACAGGGACAGACAGACTTGCTCCGGGAGCCGCCGAGGGTTCCAGCCGCGGCGCTGGCCGCATTCCCGCAGCCGCGCGAACAGCCCCGCGTGTTGCTGGGGGCCGTACAGAAAAAACCCGCCGTTGAGATGGTGCGTGTCCGGGCACGGCCGGAGCCCCGTCCATTCCGCCCAGGCGCGAACGCACTTGTCCCGGTGAATCGAAATCGCGACGCCGTTCAAATAGCCTATGTCCGCGGGGTCCGGCGGGAACTGGCAGGCAGACACGACGCCGATATTCTCTACCGGGACCAGGTCGAAGGGGTCCGGCGCGTCCTCCCGAATCAGCATATCCGCGTCTAGTTGGAGAACGCGTTCATAGTCCGCCAGGCGGACCGGGACGAATGCCTTTTGCCAAAAGATATGGTGCGGCGCCAGCGGGTTCAGTAGCTCGACGAACTCGCAGCCCCATCGGGCGGCCGCCGCTTCGAAACTGCGCCGGCTTTCCGGATGGAGCGACCGGCCGCCGACGTTCAGCGTAGCCAGTGCCTTTTTCACGCCGCGACCTCCGCGCGAATATGGCCGATCGCCGCCGCCACCTGGTCCGGCGTTGGCTTAATCCCGAGGAACGCCACAAGATCGACGACGACCGCGGCCGTATGGTTCCGCATCGCTTCCCAAGAAACCCGGCAGAGGCTCGACTCCGGCAATGTCTCCAGGAACGATTCCCGCTCCGCCCATAGCCAGCGCTGGACCGCTTCCGCCTGTTCGTCCGAAACCGCCAGCCATCCCCGCGCCAGCCGGCTCCGCCTTTGCAGGCTCTCGACGCTTTCCTCTAGGGGCCGATCACAGACGACGACACGCAGCCCGTCGCCGGCCGCCGCCACCAGTTCCGGCCCCATAGCGCATAGATGGGGGTATTTGCCGCCGGCAAGGGTCCGCGACGCCAACCGCTTCCGGACCCAGCCCGACAATTGCCGCGCCAACTCCAGGCGGTCCATTCCGATTTCCGTCGCCGGGAACCGGGCCGCGCGTTCACAGATAGCCGCCAGGCCGACCGCCTCGCCGCCGCCGCCGTGCCGACCTTCCCAGCCCCCGAGCCGGTCGCCCATCGACACGCCCAGTTTATGCAGGACCATAGCCGTAGCGCTCGACCCGGACCTATGGAGCCCCATGACCGCAACGAACCGTTTAGGCTCCGCCGGGGACGCCGCCCGCTTCCCGTTCCACCAGCGCTCCGGCGGGGTCTTCCCGGATATGTTCGACTGCCCTGCCGCCTGCCCGCACAACCAGGACGCCGGCGCGTAGTATCCGGCGGATTCCGCCTTATGCAGCCGCCCATAGTGGTGATCGATATGGCAGGCATTCCGCCACTGGTCCGCCGCGTTCAACCAGCGGTATAGCTTGGTCATCCCCTCCCGGCCCCGAACCGCGTAGGCATGGGTCCGGTTGACATTTGACGCCCGGACGACCAGGGGATTGCCGGGGACCGCCAGCGCCGGCCGGAGGTGCTGCCCGCCCAAATACGCCTGGACCCAATCGGCCGGGAGCGCCGCTAGGTACGCTCTCGCCTGGTCCGCGAACCCCTCGCAAAACGTCGCGTCGTCTTCGAAAATCAAAACGCTTTCTTCCCCCGCGTTCAAGGCGTCTTCAATGATCCGAACATGGGACCGATAGCACCCCCAGGCGCCGCCGCCTTGCCGCCACCAATCCGGGTGCCGGCATTGCTTGCCGTCGATTGCCGAAACGACCTCTATTTCCCCGAACGGGAAATCAGCGGGGATGCCAGCGAAGAACGCCGCGAGCCGATCCGGCCGCCGCTCCAGGGAAACCACAGCTACACGGTCAAACATAGCCCGCCTTCCTTGCGTTTCGGATTGCCGCCTTTACCAGTAGCCGCGCCGCCGGAGCCAGGAACGGTATTCGGCGCTTCCGGCTTTCCTCCCTGAGCCAGCCGACGACCGTCTCTAGGTTGTCGGCGGTCCATTGAACGCCGCGCGCGTCGCATTCCCGCGCGCGGGCGTTGCACTTGCACGACGGGGAAGACCGTATACCAATCCGCCCGAGTAGCTTTTTTATTTCGGTGCCAGCGCCGCCGCCGGGGGCCGGCTTCGCCGCCCGAGGGTATGCCGGATGGCCAACGTCGACCGTAATTGTGTCGCCGTCGCGCGAGACAATGCAGGCCGCGACCTCCGCGAGCGTGTAGCCGCGTTCGCGGCATCGGGACTCCAGGAAATGAACGGCGCACGTAATCATGGGAGCGGGTTCGCGTCTTGCTTGGAACGACTTGACCCGTTGAGTTTGACACCGACCTTGGTTCCAGGTGTTGGACTGGATATAGGGCCTGCCCATGAGCCATCGCATTCAATGGGGTGCCTTGTGCTACCGCCTTGCGTTCCATTCCCAGCCGAGCCGGAAATATATTGGCATTCCACCCGCACTGTAAGATCGAAAACCCATCCCAAGGTAGATGGGTTGCAGTCCGACAGGCGAAATGAAATCACACTATTCCACGCATAACCAGGAACAACCCCACTTCCCAACCATGCCCCTACCCCGTCCCAGACAAGCGGTATGTCAACGCTTTTCTTTATTTCTTCGCAAACATATAGAACCATGCCGTCCTGTTCGGCAGTGAATGCCGGAAAATCTATTGAAACGGTGACGCTCGAAGGCTTGCAATCCGTGCAGTCTGGCGGCGAAGACGAAGAACTAGACGAAGACGAACTAGACGACGACGAACCGCAGCATTCGCAGCGCCCAATATTTTCCGTAGTCGTTTTCAAGATCCGCTGCCCTCATACAGCCGCGCCCATATCTTCGTTTTTGTGACGACAATTTCCCCGTCGATACACTCGACGTTTGTTACCACTTCAATCCACTGCGCGTCGCCGGATGATTCGGACGGCTTGGAGCTGGAATACGAACCGGACGCGGACGACGCGGAGTGAGACGAACTAGACGAACCGCAATTGCAAAACCGGCAACATGTTTCCTGATCCGGATGGGGTCCGCTTGCCGGTTGGTTGCCGTTGTGAAAATCGTTGGGTTCGTTTGGCTGCGCGCAATACGATTCCGCGAAATTCCCGTTAGGCCAATAGCAAAACCAATCGCCGCCGCTCGACGATCCGGACTCCGATTCCGACGACGCGGAGGAACTTCCGCACCCGCACGCCTCGCAGCATTCATCCTCTGTATCGTGCGGCCCGTTGACCGGCGTGTTGCCGTTGTGGTAGTCGCCTGGTTGGTTCGGCTGCGCGCAATACGCCAGCGATTCGTCTCCGTTTGCCCAATAGCAAAACCAGTTTCCAGGGGAAGACGAACTTGATGCACTGGACGACGCCGAGGAATCCGAAGACGACTTCGACGAACTGGACGACTTCGAAGAACTTGAAGACGACGACGAAGACGAACTGGACGACTTCGACGAACTGGACGAAGACGACGAAGACGACGACGAACCACATTCACACTCCATGATCCGGAGAATGCGCCAAAATGGCTCCGAGTCTTTTTCCGCCGGCGTTTCGTACCGCGCCTCCAGGACCGAGCCGCGTTCAAGCGACGCGGACGGGTCGAACCCCTGCGATACGTTGAACGTCGCCAGGGTGGAGGCTATATCCCAAAGGACGACGGTTTTCTCTCCGCCCTCCATCGGCAGAAAGATAGACCCGCACTGCGAGTCAGTATGGGCGCGGCTTAACGTGACTTCGTCACAAACGACGCCGCCGCAAGATTGCAGGGTTCCGATGGTGCGAAAGAATTTGTCGCGCTGGGGCTCATCGGGACGATAGGGCCAATATCCCGCGCCGCGGACGCCGGGGCCGCGCTCAACGGTTTTCACCGCCGCCGCGATGCGCTCCGCGGCTTGCTTCGTGAAAACAACGCCGGGTTTACGTTCCGTCGGTGTGCGCCGGGCCATTAAGTGATACCCCCGAACCCGGAAAAGCTACGCGATTCGTAAGGGTTCGCGCCGTCTCCCCCGTTGATAACGACCGGGAAACCGGGCGTTCCGGCATCCACTGCGACGCCGCCCGAAAGGCTGGCGGGTTCCTTAATGGGCTTTTTATCCTGCCCGAGTATGGCCGCCGTGTATTGCCCGGAACCCGTCGGGTTTCCTTCCCCGTCCACTAGCTGCGAATAGCCAATATCCAGCGGCTTGAGGAACCACGTATCTTTTCGGTAGGCGAAATCGTAAGAGACTTCCCAATAGACGAACGTCGCCCCGTCCGCGTTTTCCGTTTTCTTAGAGAACCGGCCGCCTTGGCATTTCCAAGTGAATTTTGGACAACCTAGAAACGTGTCGTTATTCAACGTGTTTGTATAGCTTTCAAGGATGCCGAGAAACGACAAGTCGCCGTAGCACCGCGTGAGCGAAACGGATAGCTCCGCCTGTTCCATAGTCAGGTCTGGCAGCGCGACCCCGGCGGAATTCGTAATCGGGTTTCCGGCAATGTCCTTCCAACAAGGGGCCGACGTTACGCCGGAGCCGCCGCTCCATACGTCCGCCGGCAATTGGAACGGGGCCGCCTGTTGCTCGCTTGATGGGACGGAATACTTGACCGTAACCAGGTAGAGCAACAACGTGTCGCCGCGCGGCTTACAGTCAAACTCCAGCGCGAACACACTGCCGTCGTCCGGATGGGTATCCCCGAACGTGATCCCCGGCGCCTGCGATATGTCGCGGATTGACGTAGACGGCGAATCGACGCGCACGATGAACGACCGCGAATACGTCATCGTGTCCCGGTACTTGCCGGACACACTGCGGTCGTCGATAGATTCCGTCACCGCTACGATCGCCATATCTGCCCCTTAGAAATTCAGTTCGACCAGTTCAAGGCCCATGTCTTCCGTGTTGTCCGCGATCCGCGCGAGATTGGCGGCGTTTTCCTTTTCGAATGCCCGTTTCCCACTGTCCGGGGTCATAAGGCGGAGCATCTCGTTAACGCCGGCCGTGGAGCGAACGTCGAGCCCCTTTGCCAGCTTCGCTTCCTCAATCTTGACCTCGACCGGCTGTTTCGGGTCCAGCGTTGTTTTCTTGACCTCATCGGTAGCCGTGCGGGCTTTCTCAATGTCGGCCCGGATGCCGCGGAACGCCGTCGTGATGGGGCCGGCAACGCCCTCCGCCCCATCCTTCGCCCGGTCCCCGAATGTCTCCCCGAATAGCCGACCGGCTTCCGACGCGTTATCTAGCATCGCCTGCCCGTAGGCCGCCGCCATTTCATTTGATGCCGCCGCCAGCTTTTCGGCTTCCTCCGCGTAGCCCCCGGCTCCGGGTATGTAGCTCGCCGCGCCGGCAATCAATTCGAAGAACTTGCCCGCGACGTTGAGCAACACGGCGCCGATAGCGTTTCCGGCAACTTCGAACGACTTAAAAACCGCTTCCGCGAACGAAACCGCCCGGCCGAATAGATCGACGACCGTAGCCCAATACTGGCCGACGCCCTCCGCAAACTTGAAGACTTCCGGAATGTTTTGAATGATGTAGTCCGCGACGCCGGCCAGGTACTCCGCGCCGTCTAGAATGCCGTCCGCGATAGCCTCCCCGATATTCGCGCCGCCGAACCCCGTCACGAAATTCGTAAAGGCTTCATTGATCGCCGTAATTGCCGGGGCCAGGTTCGCCGTAATCTGCGTGACGACCCCCTCAATAGCCTTTTCCACGAGCGTCCAAGAATCGTTCATTGCTTCGACGTTCTTTCCTTGAACGTCCGTTACGGCCAGGCCAAACCGCTCCGCCATTTCCATGGCTTGCCGGATGCCGTCGGCGCCGTCCGCAAACAACGGGAGCAACTCCGCGCCGGCCTTGCCGAATAGCGCGATACTCGCCGCGGCCCGCTCCGCTTCCGTCGGTAGCGCGGCGATTCCGTCCGCAATCAACTGAAAACGCTCCGAACCGCTCTTGCCCTGGAGGTCTTCAAGAGAAAGGCCGATCGCGGCAAACGCCGCCGTGGCGGTCTTCGAACCCTGCGCCGCCAATACAAACGCCCGGTCCGCCTTCGTGAGCGCGTTGGCGATCTTGTCGACGCCAACGCCGGCCAGGTCGCCCGCTAGGGCAAGGCCGGCTATCTCGCCGTATGTCTGCCCCGTCCGCGCCGCAAGTTTTGATAGCGTGTCGATCGTCTCTGACGCGGCCGCCGACATGCCGTATAGCGACTGAGTGGCCGCCGAAATGCCGGAAGCAATCTGCCCGAATAGCTGGGCCCCCGAAATGGCCGTCAACGTCCCCAGCCCCGACCGTAGCCCCTTAACGTCTTTCGCCAGTGAGTCGAACGCCGCGGATGCCGTCTTCGTGCCGGCAACCAGGCCCGCCGTATTTGCGGTGAAAACAGCGGCGATTTTAGACGTTGCCATTTATCGGCCTTCCAACTGTTTCGCAAAAACGGGGATTTTCCGTAGCTCCGCGATCATCTCCGCCTGTGTCTGGGGACGGACCGGAACAGGCTCCGGCTCCCGATACGTCGGGCTAAACTTCGTTTCGAAATCCGGTCCCGTCTTTCCTCCGAGCGCCGCGCCCAACAGAGAAACCATTCGCCCACTACGCCGCCAATCGTCGCCCCACGGTTCAAGGTCGTAGAAATGCCGCCACTCCCGGACCAAATCCATAGGCATCCGCTCCGCGAGGCCGTCAACGTCTACCGTCCCCATTGCCAGCGCCAGCCGGAACAGGAACAGCCGCTCAGGCTCTCGCTCTAGTCTTTTTTTGCGTCTTCCGTCGCCTCCGGACCGCGTAGGACGCCGCCCCAGGCGGAAACGTAAAGTTCCATAACGGCCTTTGGGGGCATAGCCTCGACCTGGCCGACTTCCTCCGGCGGAAACATGCGCGTCCCGTCCGGGTTCGCCAGCACGACCGCCACCGTCCGGGCAATCAACTCAGCCGACGGCTCCGCGCCGTTTAGCCGCCGATGCTCCAGCGCGATCGAATGCCACTCCGAAAACGTCGGATACCGTAGGTCGACCTCGACGCCAAGCGCCGGAACCGCCACCGGCTCCAGGCGGTTCACCGCCCGGCAAGAATCTAAAAGTGAGTCGCGCGAAACAGCCATCACCCTGCCCCCTTTAAATAAATTGAAATTCCATCGTGGACCGAACAACTTCGCCAGCCGAACCGCTTACCGTCAGTTTCGACAGCATCGCCGCATACGAAACGGTTCCCCAATCGCCGGAGATCGTCAGATTCCCGACCATGCCGGTATCCAGGGCGCTATAGACGGGCGTCCCCAATAGTTCGACAGTCGCCGTGCCGGGGTCGATCGTGCCGGGGTGGTACTGCCGGACGACGCGCGACGCGTAACCCGTGCCGACCGTGTTGGACTCAATGCCGGTTACGTCCGACGGGGAACAGGTCGCCGGCGTCGTGTCGAACCGGACAAGGCCGTTCAGCGGGAACCCCGCGAACCGTGCGAAGGTGCCTTGAGCGTCTGGGAAATGTTTCGCCATCGGCCAGCCTCCGGCTAGGCCGCCTGCGATGCGGGCGCCGGGTCAGTCGACGGAGCCGGGGCCGGCTTCAAGAACGCCGCCAAAAGTTCCGGGTCGTCGATGGCAAACTCTGCCGTACCCTTGATAACGTCCCCGACGGCCGCCTCGACTTCGTAGGACGTACAACGGGCCGTGCCGCTAATGCCGAGCCCGGCGCATTCGATCGGGTACGCCTTATCCATCGGCGGTTCCTCAAGGCCGAGGAACGAAATCGAAACGATCGCCAAAACGCCCTTGTTCGGGTCGTCGATCAACGGGGGGTCTTGATAGAGGCGCTTTGAGCCGGAGGGAATGTCGGTGGTCGAAACGTCAATCTTGTCGTCGGTAGACGACCCGTTGACCTTTTTCTTGATATTCGTGCAGCCGAACTCCTGCCCGGCGAAGGTAAATGTGATTCCCTGCGAATCTTCGTAAGGGTATGCCATTGCGTTAGACCTCGCGAAAGCGGATTTCGAACTGGAGCGCTACTGTGTACGTCGGTTTTCCCTCGCCGGCGAAATCGACAAGATCGCCGTCGGCCTCGTCGGCCAGGAAGACGCGTTCGATTGTTACGCCGTCCGCCTCCCCCTTGAAATTGTCCACCGCAACCCGGACCCGCTCCGAAAGTTCCTTCCCGGCCGCGTAGGTATCGGAGTAAATCCAGACCGAAAACGACGCGATGGGGACGAACGCGTTATTCGTCAACGTCCGCTCCCGGCTTGTTGCCGTCCGCTGGTAAACTACGTAGGGGGTGACAGCGTTTTCCGGCGCCTGAACGGGGAACGTCCGGCAGTTGGTCGCCGCTTCAATCGCCCCGCGGAGCCATTTTTCGGGGTAGCCCATCGCGTTACCTCTTTTTGTTCTTCATGTAATTCTGCAACTGCCGGCCGGCCGCCTCCAGGCCCGCGGATAGGTGCAGCCCCATGGACGCGGCAATACCGGGTGCCATCGACCGGAACAGCGTTCGCAGGAACCAGCGCGGGTCTACCTTGCCGCGGTTCGCGCCGCCCTTGCCCGAGCGGCCCGACGTTCCTTCCTCGACCCACAACGCGTGGTTGCCCTTGCCCTCGCCGCGCGAAAACGTCACGCGGGCGGAAAACGACCCATGATTAACTTTATTGGCAAACTTCGTAACCGTGATGATCGACTTCCGCAGCCGGCCGGGCTTGATAACCGACTTTTTCCCCGATCCCTTTTGGAAACGGCCCGACGTATCCCGCGATACGGCCGCCGTCTTCGTCCGCTTGCCCTTGCTCTTGGGGGTAGCCGCCCGCAACGCCGGAACGAACGGTTTTATGGCTTCCTTGACGGCCTTCCGGATGGTTATTTTTGCCAGCGCCTTGGGTAGCGCCGCGTACCCGCGACCCAACGCCCGGCAGTCGTCCGCGTAGGACAGCGAATCGAAAACTAGAAATTCGTTCGCCATTACCCGCGCTCCTCGCACTGCAATTCATGCTCCTGCCGGTGCCCGCGCTCGACGATTCCGGAGATATAAAGAATCCGGTCTTCCCGAGACTGCCAGCGCAGCCGCATAGAGCCGCGGATACCCTCGACGTACCGCAGGCGGACCGTATGCGACAACTCGCCGCCGGTTTGTTGCCGGCGGGTCGACTCCGCGTATGAAACCGCCTCGACACTCGCCCGCCGGACCGCGAAGCGGTGCCAGGTCTGGACCGACTCCCCAAGCGAGTTTTGTTCCTCGCGCGGCGCTTCGATGACGACGACTTCCCGCAGGGGTCCGGCGCGCATTCAATAGCCCCCGTCCCAAGATTCCGACGCCAAAAGCGCATCTACCGCCAGCGGCAACACGACCGCCCCCGACTCCGTCGAAACCGCCTCCCGGTTTTCGTAGAAATGCCCGACCAGCATTTTCAGAGCCGCGCGCAACTGGGCCGGGACTTCCTCCGCGCCACGCCGGCCGGCCCAAAACCGGATATACACGCTCGACTCGCAGCAAACGCCCGGCCAGCCGTTCCGCGTCCGCAGGACCGCCGGAAAGCGGTCGTCGTCGACCGAGTACGCCGAGGGGTCCACCCAGGTCTTTACGCCGTCGCCATCCCGAACGAATATTTCCACCGGGTGCGCGTCGTCGATCACCAGGGGCGGCATCGGCAGCGGGACGCCGCCACAGGAACAACCGCAGCCGACGCCCACTAGCCGCGCCTGCCATTGCGTCAGCGTGAGCGTGGAGCCGATCCGGCTTTCGATCATCCGCCGGCCGGCCGCTATCCATGCCATTAATTGAACGTCGTCGTCCGAAACGTCCAAGGGAATGCGGAGGTGTTCTTTCGCGTCGAAAAGCGAAACCGCCTCGAAGACGGGTTCCGCGACGCGTCGCAATGAATCGTAGGGTAGGGCCGATTGTCCGCCGCAACTCATCGCCAGACCCTCCGAGGAAAGAAAACCCCCGGCGCCGAATCCATCCGGCGCCGGGGGTCGTGAATCAACGCGACCGACTTACTTCGTCGACTTCGTGGAAGACGTTGCCGAAGTGACGGGGTCCGACTTCGCGGACGGGGCCGGAGTGGCAAGCGGGGCCGCGTCCGTCGTCGTCAGCTTCGCGACGTAGCTAGGCGAGTGGATGGCCCAGGCATACCGAGCCGTGCCCACGAATACGGTTTCGTCGTACTCGATTGCCCGTTCGGTGCTTGCCCGAATTTGCAGGCCGGCCGGCTTGTAGCCGATCGCACAGGACGAACCGAAATCGCCGTAGAGCGCCAGCACATCGGCCGGCAGATCCTGCGACTGATAGACCGGGGCGCCGTAGACGACCGGACGGACCGAATCCCCGATGCTTGCGCCGATTGCGCCAGCGGCAACGCCCATGATCTTCCCCCAGCCGGCCGGGGAAACGACCCAGGCACGGTTGCGGGCGTTGGGATTCACGACGCTCACGACCTGGGCCAGGATGCCGGGGGTCAGATCGCCCGTCGATGAAACGACGTTCGACGCCGGAACCATGCCGCAGAGGCCGCCGCCCGGAACCGGGGCGACCGAATCGCCCTGGAGCCAGACCTTGTCGATTTTCCGAGCGAACGCGTAGGCAAACTGACTTGCCACCAACTGCGCGACGGAGACGAATGCGTCTTCCATCAGTTCGTTGGAGACCTGCGCCCGCGCTCCGATTTTCTTGAGATCCAACGCCGCGCGGGTTCCGCCGCCGAACGTCACGGGCTTGATCTCGCAGTTTTCGAGATAGAACTCCGCTTCCTGCATCATCTCCGCGACCGGGAGATACATTCCGGGGCCGTTCACCGCGTAAGTTGAACACACTTGCGTCGCAATCGACGAATAGGACAACAGGTTCAGAATGCCGCGGTAGATGTCATAGGTGACAAGTTCCGAACCGCGGCCGTCATAGGTAGGCGAGAACTCGCCCATCGCGTTGGGTTCTTCCGTCGGCGTCGTGAAATCGCCGCGCAGTTCGCCGCGGGCCAGCGCCCGAAGGAACCGACCGGCCGCCGCGGCATCCTCCGCGTTGTCGAAGCCCTGGATACGTCCGAGCGTTGGCAAGGCCCGCTTGACAGCGACCGGAGCCGGGGCGGGAACGACGA